CTTACGCGGCTTACGCGGCTCGCGCGGCTCGCGCGGCTGACGCGGCTGACGCGGCTCGCGCGGCTTACGCGGCTTACTACAAAAGGGCCTCAGACAAACTCATCGAGTTGTTGGAGGCCGCGTGAATGATTCGTTACCCCCCCCCTGCTATCAATGCCGATGTCTGGTGGATTCCAAGAGCCGTCGGCATAAAACCACGCTGGATTCTGGCAGTGAATGACACGCACGTAATCTACGGAACTGGAGGTGAAAAGCACCGAGAGTGTCAGATCAAGACGCTGTTGCGGTGGATCAGGGAAGAAAAAGCAACGGTAACTATTTCTAAGAGGGACGTGCAATGAGCAAAATTGCCTTGATGAGTTCGGAGAAATACCACGCCGACGACACGGCGAATCCGCCGTCGCTGTCGGCGAGTATCGCGTCAGTGCTGCTCACGCAATCGCCGTTGCACGCCTGGCTCGCGCACCCGCGCCTCAATCCAAACTACAAAGAGGTCGAAACCTCGCGTTTTGACCTTGGACAGGCCGCGCACGCGCTGCTGTTGGAGGGCGAGGACCGGATGGTGGTCGTGGACGCGAACGACTGGCGAACGAAACTCGCGCAGACCGAGCGCGACGACGCGCGCGCCAAGGGCATGTACCCGATCCTCCGTCACCAGTTCTACGATGTCACGAACATGGTGGCCGAGGCTAAGAGATTCATTGCCAACACGGAGTTGGTTGGCATCTTTGAGCGTGGCAAGCCCGAGGTGGTCGCTACTTGGACTGACGGCGAAATTCACTGCCGCTCGCGCTTCGACTGGCTAACGGACGATCGAAAGATAATTTTGGATTTCAAGACTACGGACAGCGCTGATCCAGAAACATTCATTCGACAGATCGGGAGGATGAACTATGACCTACAGGCTGAAATGTACGTTAAAGCCGTCGAGGAGTGCGTGCAGGTCACTCCGACGTTCGTTTTTGTCGTTCAGGAAATTTCAGCCCCATACGCCTGTTCTCTGGTCAGTCTATCCAATGCGTATCGTGAAGTCGGCAAGGCAAAGGTCGGTGGAGCGATGGATCGCTGGGCCGCGTGCCTGAAAAGTGGGAAGTGGCCCGGCTATCCGCCATCCATCCACTACGCCGAGCCGGCCGCGTGGCAAGTTGCGGCGATGGAGACAGGGGAATATCTGTGAACGTCTGCGACGTGTGCGGCAAACTATTCCAGCCGAAGCGGCACACCACTGGAAAATTTTGCGGACGCTATTGCGCGTGGGTTTCGAGAGGCGGCGCAGCGTTCAACGCGCGTATCGCTCGAGAGAGTGCAGGAAAGAGGGGTGACGGCCAGCGCGGGTCTGGACGGCCAGACACCTACGTAAAGATGAACGGACGCCATCAGCACCGCGTTGTCATCGAAAAAAAGCTAGGGCGCCGACTGCGGAGCGATGAGGTGGTCCACCACATCGACGGCAATCCCCACAACAACAGGCTCAAGAATCTCGTTGTGCTGACTCGTGCAGCGCACATGCGGGAACATGGAATCGGAATTCCAGGCATGAAATTGCATTGGAAGCCGTGGAAGTTTCGACGGAGAGCAGCATGACTTTCCAGTTCAAACCGGCTATCAGAGAGCAAGTAGGTCTGTTAATCGGCTTGGCTGGCTGCAGCGGTTCTGGCAAAACTTTTTCTGCACTGCGCCTGGCGAAAGGCATCTGCGGCGACCGGCCGTTCGCGGTAATTGACACCGAGGCCGGGCGCGCAAAGCACTACGCCGACCAGTTTCGATTCGACCACGGCGATCTGCCGCCGCCATTCGGACCGGATGCGTATGCCGATGCGATTCACGCGGCCGACAAGGCGGGGTATCCGGCGATCGTCGTCGATTCCATGTCGCATGAGTGGGCCGGAGAGGGCGGCGTGCTCGAGATGCAGGAAGCCGAACTCGACCGCATGGCCGGCGACGACTGGAAAAAGCGCGAGGCCGTACGCATGGCGGCGTGGATCAAGCCGAAGATGGCGCACAAGCGCATGGTGCAGCGACTCCTGCAGGTCCGCGCGCACCTGATTCTGTGTTTCCGCGCCGAGGAAAAGATCGAGATGGTCCGCGGCGACGACGGCAAGATGAAGATTGTGCCGAAGCTCACGCGCACCGGACTCGATGGCTGGGTGCCGGTGAGCGAGAAGTCGCTCCCGTTCGAGCTCACGGTATCGTTCCTGCTGATGAATGACAGGCCCGGCTTCCCGCTGCCGATCAAGTTGCAGGAGCAGCATCGGGCGATGTTCCCGCTGGATAAACCCGTCGACGAGGCTTCGGGCCAGCGTGTTGCGTCCTGGGCGGCCGGAGGTGTTGCCACCAGTGGGGCACCCTCCGCCGCTCAGGCCGTCAACGTCGAGGATCTGATCGACGAGATTATCGCCGCACCAGACATCGACGCGCTCCGGGCCAGGTTCGATTCCGCGAAAGCGGCCGCGCGCGCACGGAAGGACGACGCACACACCTTCAACGCGCTGCTGAAGCGCATTGAGGCCGCGAAGGACGAGCGCAAGGGTCAGCTGGTCGATGCGGAGGCCCTGTGAAAACCGATCTGGAATTGCTGCGCGATTGGTTGGTACACGAACGCGAGCACGTCCTTCAGCGCGGCACTACCGTCTGGACGTTATCCTCAATGATCTGCACTGGGTTAGATACCGCAATCACGAGAAGCGCCGAGCAGAGGGATGCGTTGTTTCGCAATATCCCGGCTGGCCCTCTGATTGAAGTGACTGGCACCTACGAGGAAGGCTTCGCTGCCGGCGTCCGCAGTGCGATGGCGCTGGCGAGGGTCAAGCCGTGAACAACGTTAATTGGTTTTACTTTTGGTGCGGCGCGGCGGCCTCTGGCTTTGTCAACTACCTCATCATCCGTTTTTCAAAAGATAAATCATGAGCCGCCACGCCGGAAAGCGTATCGCGCGCGACGCGCGCCATCGACGAATCGAGTCGGTTCTAATCGGCATCATGGTCGTGTGCTGGGCACTGGCAGTGCTCTCGGCGTTGATTTCCGTCATTGCGAGGCTGACGAAATGAGCACTTGGATCGACCAGATCCACGTCGGCGACTGCCGCGCGCTGATGCGAACAATGATCGCTGACCGCGTGAAGGTGCAGTGCATCGTGACTTCGCCGCCGTACTGGGGACTCCGCGACTACGGTCACTCCGGCCAGTTCGGACTCGAGCGCGACTGGATCAGGCACGTCGCCAGGATGCGCGCTGTGTTCCGCCTGGCGCGCGATATGCTCGCCGACGACGGCACGCTTTGGCTCAACTACGGCGACTCCTACGCCAGTTCTGGCGGCGCCGGATGGCAGGGCAAGCATGGACAGCGCGCCGGCCGAACGCACACGCAGCGAAACCTCAAGAAGCGGAGTGCGCTGCGAGGATTGAAGCCGAAGGATCTCGTCGGGATGCCGTGGCGCATCGCCCTCGCCCTGCAGGACGACGGCTGGTGGCTGCGCTCGGACATCATCTGGCACAAGCCTAACCCCATGCCAGAGAGCACGAAGGACCGGCCGACCAAAGCGCACGAGTACCTATTCCTATTCTCGAAGTCTGGCAGTTACCACTACGATGCGGAGTCGATCGCCGAACCCACAACCGGCGGCGCCCACGCTCGCGGCACTGGCGTCAATCCGAAGGCTAAGAACGGCAAGGTGTCGGGATGGGACAGCAGTCCCGGCGCGCACGACACGCTCACGCACAGCAAGCGTAAGCAGGATGCGCGCGCGCAGATTAAGGGCGGGGACAGAATGACCGGCTTCAACGCCAGGTACCGGAGCAAGCAGAACGAGAGCTTTTCGGAGCCCGTGACCGAAGTCGTCGAGGACCGAAACGCGCGCACGGCCTGGACGATTCCAACGCAGGCCTTCCCAGGCGCACACTTCGCCACCTTCCCGCAGGAGTTGGTGCGCCGCTGCGTCCTCGCCGGCAGCGAAGGCGATGACATCGTGTTCGACCCGTTCATGGGCAGTGGCACGGTGGCGGAGGTCGCGCTGTCGCTCGGCCGCCGATTTATCGGCTGCGAGCTCAAACCCGAATACGCGGCCCTGTACAAGAAGCACCGCTCGCAGCAGCAGGGAATGGCGATATGAGCAAGCCAGACGATCGCCGGTTTCAGCGCGCGGTGAAGAAAGCGGTGCGCGATCGCATGAGCGAAATCGGCGCGATGGGCGGCGCGGCCGGTCGCGGCGAGAAGAAGCGGCGCGGTAACGCGGCGCACTACAGCAAACTGGCGAAACAACGGTGGAATCGTGAGTAATCCTATCCCGCGCGCCGCGTTGGCGCAGCACGTCATCGCCTTGGGTAAGACGGGCGCAGGCAAGTCGTCAGCCATGCGGCTGCTGGTAGAAGGCCTCTTGGACGATGCCAAGCCGGTGACGATCATTGACCCAAAGGGTGATTGGTGGGGAATCAAGTCTGCGGCTGATGGGAAGCGCCCCGGCTACCCTGTCGTGATTTTCGGCGGCGAGCACGCCGACGTGCCGATCAACGCCCACGCCGGCGCCGCAGTGGCCGAGCTCGTGGCTACCGGCAACCGACCGTCGCTCATCGACCTGGGCGGCTGGATGGTGGGCGAGCGCACCCGCTTTTTCATCGAGTTCGCCTCCACGCTGTTCAAATTCACACGCGGCGCGCGCCACTTGGTCATCGACGAGGTTCACAACTTCGCCCCGCAGGGCAAGATCATGGACGTGGACGCCGGCAAGATGCTGCACTGGGCGAACCGCCTCGCCAGCGAGGGCCGCGGCAAGGGCCTGACTATCCTCGCCGCCTCCCAGCGACCACAGAAGGTCCACAAGGATTTTCTGACCGGATGCGAGACTCTGATCGCGATGCGCGTGATTCACAAGCTGGACCGCGACGCGATCAAGGACTGGATCGACGGCTGTGCAGATCCGGCGAAGGGTAAAGAGGTGCTGACCACGCTGGCCGGCATGAAGCGGGGCGAGGCCTGGGCGTGGTCGCCTGAAATAGAGTTCGGGCCTGAACGTGTGAAGTTCCCGATGTTCTCGACCTACGATTCGTTCAAGCCGCAGGCCGCGGACGCGGGAAAGCTGAAGGGCTGGGCGGAGGTTGACCTCGACGAGGTTCGCACGAAACTCGCGGCCAGCATCGAGCAGGCGCAGGCGAATGACCCGACGCTGCTGAAGAAGCGCATTGCAGAACTGGAGCGCCAGTCGCGCACAGTGCCGGTGCCTGCCAAGGCCAGCCAAGAGGACCAGAAGGCGGCCGAGCAGCGCGGTTTCGATCGCGGCGTCGCCGAAGTGCAGCGCGCATTTGCAAAGCACCTCAAGGCGCTAAAAGCCGACACACATCAGGCGATCGAGGGGGCTTTTCATGGAGTGCTTGCGCTGCCCGTCGATATGCCGGCCTATACCGCACCCCCGCAGCAGGCGCGTGCGCCGGTTCAACGGCCGGCGCCGAGGTCAGGCGCGAAGTCCAACGGCTCCGGAGTGCGCCTGCCTCCAGGCGAGAAGGCCGTCCTTTCTGCCTGCATTCAGTTTCCAGACGGCCTCGAACGTTCGCAACTGACGGTGCTCACCGGCTACAAGCGATCGAGCCGTGATGCCTATATCGCGAGGCTCCGCGAGAAGGGCTATATCCTGGTCAACGGCGAGGTGGTTCGTGCGACCGCCGAGGGGGAGGCTGCTCTGCCAGATGCCGAGCCGTTGCCGACCGGCGCGGCGTTGCGTGATTACTGGATGGCGCGACTCCCGCCAGGCGAGCGGGCGATCCTTGAAGTGCTGATTTCTCACTATCCGGTTGACATAGCGCGCGCTGCGCTCGATGAGCACACCGAGTACAAGCGTTCATCGCGCGACGCCTATCTCGCCCGCCTAGCGGCGAAACAACTCGTAACCGAACCGGAGCGCGGCACTGTGCGCGCGACGGATGCGCTATTCCAATGAGGATGCCATGAGCGCCGCCGTCACAGCCGCCCTGAGCACGGTCCACCACGCCTCCAGCGGCACGGCGGTATTCGATACCGAGGCAGAGGCCGATGAGTTCGTCGAAGGTGTGTACGATAAGTTTCCGCCGCTCGGGTACGGCACGACCTGCGTGTGGCGCATTCAAAACGGGAAGTACGTTGCCGAGTGGCACATCTACTGCGCGGATTAGGAGACAAGCATGAGAGTCAGAATTGCAGCGTTCAGGGACATCGTATCTGGATACACCCATGTGTTCGATTTCGAGGCGGACGCTCTGAGAATGGTGCGTATCTCTGAATTTGTTGAGGTCGAACTGCCAGAGCGAAGCCAAGCAGAAGTTACGGCCGTCGAGGCTGCGACGAGGGCGCAGAAGGTAGCCTCGCTTGAGCGAGAGCTTGAAACACTGCGCCGGGTGTCGCCATGACAGCCTTAGAAAAGCAGTGCTCGATTGCTGCCGCCACGTTGCTGGTGAATGCGCCGAAGCCGGTGCGCGAGATGAACACTGCGGAGTTGATCGTTTACACGACCAAGGCGGTGAGCCTCGGAGCGCATCTTGGGCTCAATGTCGCCGAGCGAGCGGGGGTCAAGCGGTGAACGGCCCCATCCTTTCGTATGTGACTGCGCACCGCTGGTACGTGGCGTGCCTGATCGCGTTGGCAGTATCCTGCGCCATCGCCCAGTGTTACGAATGGCACACGCGGCGCAAAGGGCGCATGTACATTGACACGCCGCCCATGCGCGACCTGCGGGGCTCGCAGGCGCAATTCGAGGCTATACGGAGAATGTACCCAAGGAGTGAGCGATGATCGATTACGCCGACATTCCGTATGAAGATATGCCGCCCGCTACGACGTGGGAACTGCCGCACCACGTCTTGAACAAATTACAGCAGGCCAGCATCACCGAAGTTGTGCGAATGGCAAAACACGCGCACATGACAGACATCGTTCTGAGAATCGACGGCCGCTATGTGGTCTACCAAGCCGATTGGATCAAGTCTCTGGAGCCGAAGCTATAGATGACCTACGGAAAAAGTGGGGCTCAGGAAATTGGGATAAGCCGCCGCGCCGACCGCTTGGCTTCGAGGTCATGCCGACGGCAGTCGTCCGGCAACGCCGGCGCCGTGACCGTTAGTACGTTAACGACGGTCGCCTTGACCTTTTATTTCGGCCGCGGACACACCCGCGTAGCGTAGTCCCACAGTTTCTCTATGGTGTCGTCACCTTCACGGGCAATTTGCACCGTGGATCGGTCAGCGGCGTCAGAGTCTTTACGCAAATCGCCTGTCGGACCCGTAATTCTAATGAATTGGAGGGGGTCGGTTTCAGCGACGGGTCCGGGGGCGGCGGCTGGTACTGAGGTGCGGCAACGGAATGGTTTGGAACCGTGCTGCACGCCGAGAGTAGCGACAGGAGCAAGGGGAGCGGCAATAGCGTTCGCATGATCGGTGGCCTCCTGCTTGACGATTTCGCCGGCGCGCCCTTCGGCGGCCGCGTTCTTGGTTCCTTCCTTCACGACTGCCTTAGCGTCACTGGCGATGCACTTCGCCGCGCCGACGCTGCGCTCGTGCCACGTCCAGTACCATGCCGCGCCCATCGCCAGCACAACGGCGACGAGGATTGCTTCGAGCTTCGTGGTCACCTGATTCTCCCCAGTGCCCGGCCTGAGACTTCCTCTATCTCAGTCAGGCGCGCCACCAGGTTGATCGGCCCGCGCGCGGTGGCGGTGTTGTAGATCGTGCGCAGTGCGGCGCGGAGCCGACGATAGCGCAGTGTCAGATCAACGACGGCGGCCTTGAGTTCAGGATCGCTGCTCACTTTGACTTACCGTTCACCACGGACTTCATAAACTCAAGGACATGGCGGAAGAATGTGCTTTGAAACAACTTATTTTGGCTACGGTTCTTCTCACCTTCAAGTGCAGCCGCTGCATCACTGTCGTGCAAGGCAGTGCGCATACCCTCCACGGCCTTCGCAGCATCCTTGCGACTGCCCTCCACCATCGCCGTGAGATAGCCGGCGTGTGCGCGTGCCTTCAGCGTAGCGTCCTCCGCTTCCAGTCGGCTGCCCTCCACGGCCACCTTCACGTCCTCGACCTTCTGATGCACCACGTCAATTTTGCGATCAATGTGACCGTGCAGAAATTTGGCGTGCGCTCTCGCTCTGAAATACAGCAGCACGATCAGCGCGGCGAGAGACCCGCAGGCGAGCAACGCCCATTTCGCCTCCTCGCTCATTTCTTGAACACCAGTGCGGCTAGAAATCCAATCACCGCCCACTGCGCGATGATGACCCAAATCCAATTCGCCACGCGCTCCTTCAGGATCGGAAATTCCTCGGCGACCTTGGCCTTGTGGAGCGCCACCAAGCGAGGGCGGGCGAGTCCCATCCACGCCACCATGATATTGAGCATGGCCTTGGACGGTCCGGACGGGCTGAGGATTTCCTGATCGAAGATCGCGAGCAGGTTAGTGTGGGTCTGCGATAGCTCGTCGTCCTCTACTTTCGCGGGCGCGCGCCGGCCAAAGGTAGGGTGGCGATCGAAACCCATTACGGCTCCGGCGGTTTCGCTGGCGCTTCTCCGAGCGTTTGGTGGATGCCGGTTGTTCCGGTCTTGAGCTGGGCAATGGCCGCTCCATGTTCTCGTTGCACGCGCCCCTGGCGCAGGACAATCACAAGGCCGGTGATCGCAGTCCCGAGCGCGGTCACTACCAGTGCTGCGGCGGTCAGGATCGGGGCAATGTCGTCGCTCGAAATTTGCACGTCACTTCCAAAAAAGATGGCCGACGATCGCGCCGGCGGCCGCACCTATCCCGGCGGCGTACCAGTGAACCTTGAGCCACGCCCATGCCTTGCTGCCCTGGCGCTGGCCGGAGGCCTCGAGCGCGTCGATTACAGGTTTTACGGGGTCGGTCATGTCGGTACTCCTTGCTCTGAAATAACCAGCGTGTGCCCATGAGACATCTCACCGAGGATTGCGTGCAGGTGAGCCACGGCGTCACGACTGCCTTCGATACTGGGCTCGACCTTCCCAGTCAGAGGGTCAAACATTGGCTTGTCATCCAGTCCCAGCGCAATGCAGCCCTCAAGCTGCTCGGCCCAGTTCGCAGAGTGAATTTCGCACGCTGAACGCCCGCCTTCCGGCACGTTTCCGCGTCCGTAGATGTTCAGCGCGGGATTGTGCAGCTGCCACGTGGCACCGTGGCGCGGCGATTGGTAGGGAATCAGGTCGTAGGTTCCCACCGGCACGCACGAGTGACCCTTCAGATTGTTACGCCACGGCTGCTCGATCGTGTGGAACAGCGAGTCTGCGGCCAGGAGCGTGCCACTGGTCGCCAGTTCTGTCGAAGCCGTGCGGGAGAGCGGGAGGATCACTGCAGTCGCCCTAGAATCGCGTTGCGAACGCCAGCGTCTATGCTCATCTTCTCGACCTCCTGCGCGCCCATCTGTTTCAGCACGCTATCGAGCGCAGCGTCTAGGCTCTTGCCCTTGGCGAGTATCCCGAGTGAGCGAACGCGCACTTGATAATGACGCAGCGCGGCGTAGCGGAGCGAGACTTGGCGCAACTCGTCTTTCTTCTCCTCGAACATCTTCCGCGCTCGTTCTCCGTCTAGCCTGATCTGCTCATATTGATCGGCGTATTGGGCTTCCAAGCGCGCGGTAATCTCGGCTGCCGTCTGGTCACGCGAGCGGATCGCCGCAACTGCGAGGTTGAGTTGTCCTTTAAGAAACACCGGGTCGTTGAAGTCAGGGTCGCTCATATCGCTTGCCACTTTGAAAGGATCGTGTTGTACATAAATTGGCGCGATTCAAAAGGCGCGAGCACTAGGCTTACTGCGTTCTTAAGGGAGAACCTGTTCCACGAATTCGAGCTGGCGTTGAGGTGAGTGAACGTAAGGCTATCTGCCGAGGACAGGTTCTCGATCACAAGTGTAGAGCCGTGTATCCAAACGCTCGCCACGGTACCGGAAAAGAGACCATTGACCGTGGTGCCGCCGGCCGCCGGCGTGAGGCGCAGGTGCGTGACGTTGACGTTCCAGCTGGTCGGGTTGTAATTGTTAACCGTCGCGGCCATTGCAGCCGGTCCGAGCGCCGAGTGGAAGGTCGAGTTGCCGGCGTAGAGGTTGTCCTTGATGATGCTGTTGGTGTCACCGGAATTATCAAGGATCGCGCCCAGCGTGTTGAGCAGCATGTAGTTATGGACGACGATGTTCTGGCTAGATCCTAAGTCAATCTGCACGCCATAGGACTGATCGGATGTCGCTGCGCCGCTGTTTTGCCCGAGCGTGTTGTGATGGATGTTATTGCCAAAGGAATTGGCCCCAAGCTGAATGGCAGGATAGGTGCCAACAGCATCCTGGCTGTTTTTACGGATATCCATATCAGAAACTTGGATATTGTTTCCGTCGATGAACATGCCGCCCAAGTTGCAGGTGAGTATGTCCCCGCCCTGAAATCTCGAGGCGCGACAGTTGGCGTAGATGTAAATCCCTGTTCCTTTACCAATACCTGCGCCTGAATTGTTCTGTCCGGTGTGATGGACATAGGTCATAGCAAAGTTGTGGCCCGTCGTGTTGCCAGCCCCAGCTGTGCCCAAAACTATTCCATCGCCGTAGCAGCCATCGACCTGAACGTTATCGCCTTCGATGAATTGGGCGAAGTTGGTGACTGCAGATGTATTCAGCGTTATCACGCCGCAAAAGCAAGCCACAGATGAGAAGCTACGGATGTTGACGGTTGCTACACCGCCATCGACAACAAGCCCGTATGATGAAGTGGCAGATGCGCCTCCAGAACCACCGTATTGGACATTGTTGATATCTGCGACCAATGCCGATGCCGCGCCAGACCCGAAAAGATAGATCGCTGCACCGTTCGTTCCATAGCTGCCGTTGAGCCATATATCTCTGAAGGTGACGCTGTTGAAATCAGCGGCGTAAAAGGCCCCTGCTCCAGTACTGTTGGTGATGACGTTCATATCTTCAGCCAACCATCGGCCCTGAGTGGTGACGCTAAGAGCGTAGCCACCAGTCATGCCACTCACCTGAAGAACGCATCTTTTCATGCCGCCGCCAGAACCTGCCCCGCTCCATTTGAAAGCATCTGTATTGGTAGACAGAATGAGTTTGGTGGCCCCGCGCGCAGCTCCTATGTAGGTGACGGGACGGGCAACGCATGTAACCTGAACGGCGATTTTGTAAGTGCCCTCTGGCATATCCACCTTCAAATTGCTGTTCGATGCCTGCTGATAGGCGGTCGCAGAATCAGCGACACCGAGCGGATCGGCGCCATATCGGCGCACATCTCCGGGCGCGTAAAAGTAGGCGACGATCGTGGAGGCGGCCGATATTTCAGTGGCGGTGGGAGGGTAGAAGGGAACCGCACTCTGAGCGATGACTCGGAAGAATGCGGCGCCGTCGTAGACAAAGCGGTAGATCGTGTTCGCCTGAAGCGCGCCGATCGCCAGGGCGTTGCCGCTGGCGTCGCGCACCGGAGTGGCACCGAGCCCGTTGGGGTTGGCCGTTACACTCGCCGAGGTGTTCGCGTTCGCCACCATGCAGTCGAACCAGACGCCGCCGACGAGGGAAAAGGTGGTGTTTGCCGGAGTGGAGACAACGATCGCGTTCACCGCGCCCGCGTCCGACAGGAAATTGGCGTAGGTTACGAAATCGTTGATCGCAGCGGAGAGTACGTTGTAGTCCGCGTCCAGTTCGCTCGCCGGAACGTTGCCAGACTGCGTGGCAAAGACGTTTGGAATCGTAACGGGCTTGCTCATGGTCTACCTTAGAAACTCGTGATGACGTAGATCGCGCCGTTGCCGCCGGCTGCACCGGCACCAGAGGCCTGCGTGCTGATCGCGCTACCGCCGCCGCCGCCGCCGGCGCCGATGCCACCCACACCGCCGGCGAATCCTGTGGCTGCGGCGCTTGATGCGCCACCCGCGCCACCTGAACCGGCAGTGTAACCAGGGGCATTTGCTCCATTGCCGCCTGCGCCCGCACCGCCGGCGGGACCGGCCATAGCCGCAGTCAAAGCTGTCATGCCTCCGCCGTTGCCGCCGTTAGTCGCCGCCGGCCCAGCCGTCAATCCGCCACCCGCACCACCGCCAGCGCCGCCGAGATAACTGTTACCGCCGTTGAATCCCAAAACACCACTGCCGCCGCCGGCACCGGAAGCATCGCCAGAATTACCGAACACGCCGTTCGCGCCGAATCCACCTATTGCGCCTGAACCCGCTCCCGCTGCGCCACCGGCGGCATTGGTTCCTACGCCACCGTTGCCGGTCAAACCAGCAGACCCACCGCCCCCAGAATTTCCGGCGCTCTGACCGCCAGCGCCGCCTCCACCAGCAAACGCTTGGGCGAAAGCTGTGAAAACAGTCGCGCCACTTCCGCTAGATCCTGGATTCCCGACCGCACCCGTTACCGTGAGACCACCGGCACCACCCGTGCCGACTGAAGTGACGACCGTCGCGGGAAGTGCTGAAGCGGGGAAAGTGACATCGACGATTGCGCCGCCGCCGCCGCCGGCGCCACCGGAACTCGCCGTGCCAGAAATAATCGACCCGCCAGAACCACCGCCACCGCCAGGGCCGACCAAGATGACGCGCACGAGCTTCGGTGTTCCAACCGTAGGCTTCGTCCACAGTCCCGCACCTGCCGAGGTGAATACCTGGAGGTTCGTTTGCGCCGGAATCGTGCCGGAGCCGCCCGAGGCCGTCGGGAACGCAAACCATGCTGTCCCCGTGTAGATGAATAAATTTCCGGTATCTGTCTCGAAGAACAGATCGTTGACTAAAACCCTCTGATCCGTGGGCTTCGTGTCACCGGAGAGCCCGCTCCACTGATTTCGTGGGACGCCACCATATGCAATAGTCATTACGGCCCCCTCATTGGAGGTTTGCTATTCGACACCGACCACGCCACGCCGTTGAACACGTAATACTTCGCCGTGTCCGTTTCAAAGAACACGTCGTTGATCCCCACTCGAATGGGATCGGTAGGTTTCGTGTCACCGGAAAGCCCGGTCCACAAGTAACGCGCGATGCCTGAGACTTGGAGAGCCACGGCTTATTCGTCCGGCTTGCCGGTGCGGGAGTAGGGCTTGCCGCCGGCGTTCATCGTACGCGTGTGCGCGGTGTCGCTGCCGCCCGTCACCAGTATTGGAACCACGGACTTCTGATCGAAGAACTGGAGCTTGAAGTCCGTGTTCTTCTTCTGGTCGCGCTCGTTTGGAATCTGTGTCTCGAACCGGCGCACGGTCTTGCCCGACAGCATCGTGTAGCGATCGGTGTCAGCGTTGTTGAATTTACGGGTCATTACCTTCACTCCTGTTTTTCAGGCCAATGTACAGCACCGGCCAGAGTGCGCCGAGGCCAAAGACGACCGCCACCGTGACCCCGAGCCAAGTCTGAAGCCACATCGCCCAGCAGAATAGGCCGAAGGTCATCGCCAGGGCAAGGAGTGCCAGCACCTTCGTACCCAGCGCCTTCAGCAGCACGTCGAGGATCAGCAACGCCTGTCCCGTGTCCATCCTCGGTCTCACCATGTCGTCCATGCACGTTCCCCTTACTTGATGTCAAAGCCGCGCCCCTTTTTGCTGCCGCCGTCCTTGCGACGCATCTGCAGTGCCTTTAGGAGCCGGTCGTAATACTTCGCTTTCTCGTCCGGGTCCGTAGTGGCCTTCACGCATGCGCGTAACTCGACGATGATTTCATCGAGGACGGCATTATCGTCTTTCGACTCACGGACCACTGGGTTGCTCCGGCCGGTCGGCGTCCTCGCTCATCGCCTCCTGCATAAAAAAGCGAGTCATCTGCATCGAGGCAGACTGCGCGCCCTTCGCGAGCTTCCCAGGAGTTCGCTCTCCGATCAGGTAGGTCTCGAATCCAGGGTGATTGATAATCATGCGGCCGAGTGCGATTTTCGCCTGCGCGTACCAGCGCCTGCCGAACCAGTATTCCAACACCTCGCCGCCCTTGAATCCAGCCACCGCCGGATCGTGGATGATGGGAAATAGAAACTGCGCGTCCTTGTCGAACTGGCGCATGGCATCGGCCATTCCGCCTGGGAACAGCAGATCCTGAGAGGCCTTCGGGTACTTCGACAGGTACGAGGTTAGGTTGGCACCGACTTCGGTCTCCTTGTTGAACGCCGACACGGCCTCCGATTCGGCCATTGCCTGCCGCAGCGCGGTCTCCCTCAGCGCGTTGAGTTCAGAGGATGGAGGGCGGATGCCGTTTTTACCCACTGGCGCTAGGAAGTCCACGACTCGGCGCAGGAGAGACCCGTTCTCGGGCTTCGACACGCTCGCGTACACCTGCTCGGGCGGAATCTTCGGATCGGCGAGTGCGGCGATTGGGTCGGTTTTTACGAACTCGTCCAGATCCTTCACCGCGGCCTCGTGCTGCTCCATGAATGAGCGGAACGCGCCAGGCGCCAACGCCTCAGCCGGGATTTTCCCGTTGACGGCCGCGAGATTCTTGGTCAGCGCGATCATGCGCGCTTCCACGTCCGCGCCGTGGATGGTCGACATCATGCCGCGGCGGCCGGCGATTGTGGCGGCGAGGCGAGAGGGGTCTACGGCACCCGTAATCGGATCTCGAGCACGGAACAGCACGTTCTCCATGTCCTGCGCGACGACCTTGTTCCACACCTCGGGACCGAGCGTTTTCTTGAATTCGAGCGCGCGCTCAGTTTTCCCGCTCTGAATCAGCAGATCCGCGACCTTTGCCGGGTCGGGCGCGACTTTGGTTTTCCTGAAGTCGTTGAGGAACGTGCGCAGCTGAGCGTCGGCGAACTTGGAGCGCCCCTGCGAATACGCCTGATCGGCGGCCTTGAGCAGCTTCCCGGCGCCCTGCGCCTCTGGAGACATGCCGGCTCGCGTGATGGCGCGGTCCACCGAATCGGCGAGCAGCCCGATTTCGCGCTGCTTGATGTTCTTGATGATCGACGGACCCTGTGCGGCCTCGCGCAGGACTGAGCGCATCCGCTGGGCCTGCTCGAAGGTGAGCTTCCCGTCCGGCGGCATTTCGATACCGAGTTCCTTGAATAAACCCGCATCGTCCAGTTGCGGCGTCGCGCTGGCGCTGATGTCGGCCGCACCTTCAGCGGCCGGAGCGCCGACACGCGCCGCCTGACCTGCGGCACCGGACGGTTTCACGCCCTGCGCTTTCCTCAGCAGCATGTTCGCCACACCGCGGATACCGTCGGTCTCGATGATCGGCTTGTCCCCAAACAGCTTGTCGACCTGCTTGTAGACGTGGCTCATCGTCACCTGAAACTGTGCTTTCGCCGCTTGGAAGCCCTTCGCCACATCGACGCCGAGCGTGCCCTTCTCGTAGCGCGCAGCGAGTTCATCGAAGGTCTGGATCTGCTTATCGGTTTCAGCCCTGGCGAACGAGATGGCGGAATCGACGCGCTTCTGCAGCATTTCCTGATGGGCCTGAACCCGCTTCGATACAGCCTCTGCGACCGGCACGCCGCTCTGAGCGAAATGCCCGTGTTGCAAGTCCTCGTACACCGAATCGACGGAGTGTTCTGGCACACCGCCGTTCACCAGCACGCGCTTCGCCTGGTCGGCCAGCACTTTACGGTTGGTCGCGATGCGGCTCGTTGCCGGGCCGGTCGTTTTCTCGGCCATGATTTCCATACGCGAGAGCTTGCGAAGGTCAGGAGCCACGGACATGATCGGCGGCTTCCCGCCCATCGCCTTGATTCGCTGGAATTGCCGCTTGATTTCAGCCGTGCTGCCGGTGAACCAATCGGGAAGGCCTCCGCGGGCCAACTTACCGATGACCTTGCCTACCACGCGGCCGCCCACTTCTCCGAGTGCTCCGCCTTCTCCGGCGTCTGCAATGGACCGCACATAGGTTTCCCCGCCCTTGCCGAGCATCGGCCTGATGGTGGCGGGCGCAGTGACTGCCTGCCCGACCTTCTCGACGGTCTTGCCGAACATGCCGCCGATCGCGGCGCCGCCCACTATCCCAACCGGGACGGTTATCGGCGCAAAAGGACCACCCGCCGTGCCGAGTGCGCCTCCCTCGGTGGCGCCTGCCGCCATACCTGTGAGGCTGGGAACGTGAGAGAGAAGGCTGGCACCAAAGTTTTCCCACGCATTACCGCCTTCCGCGAGCACCCACTGATCGCCGTGCTTCACCGTCAGGTTCTCGGTGCCGTTCATCTGTCGAACGGATGACACGTTCTCCCTGCCGTAGACGGACTCGAGATAGGCCCGCTTTTCCTCCAGGCTGTCAGCAGTCGCCAGATGCACGCGGTCGGTGAAGGGCAGGCCTGTGGCCGTATCGAGCGCGTCCGCATCACTACCTGGAGCGGCTGGCTTGGCTTTGCTCCAGTCAAGCGGCGGCGCGGCCTCCGGCTGACTGACCGGAGTCGCCTTGCTCCAATCAAGTGCTACTGGAGCGTTTGCCATTTTCCATTTCCAAGCGATCGTAATTGATGCGTGGCTCCGCTGCTGTCGGGAACATTCCATAGAGTCCCAACAGGTTTGTCCGGTCCATCTTGTATTGAACCCTCTGTGTCAGGAGCCGCAGCAGTTTCTTGAAGTCTGGCTTTCAAGGCCTCCAGGTTCTGAATCGTAGCCGCATCGTTCGATCCGAACCCCTGTGAACCCAGCGTGCCAGCAAACTCTTTCATAGCTCCGACGCCCGGCCGCAATCCGGCCATGTGCGTCGCGGCGGCCGTCAGTATCGTGAGATTTGAGTTCACCTTATGCGCCGTCTGATCGGCGCCTTGGCCTACAGACCCCGTGACATTTTCCTTTACTGAACGAGCAAACCCTGGCAGTCCGGTCGTCCCCACTGACCCCGCTTTCGACCGAATCAGAGCGATGGTTTCGTCGATGATGGGAATCGTGCTTGTCGCCAACGATTCCGCTTCAGCCTTCTTCTTTTTACCGGCGGCGCTGCCGGGCGGGTTGTTTCGTCGCGTGTCAGCGTTTTCCACTGCGGCGTCTGCAGTCCGACCGCGAGAGTCAGCATTCTGCTGAGCGATGCGCAGCATCAGCGCCTTGAATACCCTGTCTGAATCATTCTTATCGCTTTTCTCAGCGAGAGTGGCCGCCCACTCCTGATACTGCTGCGCCATCGCTGCGGTCTGATGTTCTGCCATCGCCTCGTCGTGGGTCAACTGCCGCGCGAACTGGAGTGCCTTCACGTCGGCGTCGATGCGGCCTTTGTAGGCCTCGCGCATCTCCTTGAAGATTTTGTCCTGCTGCTCCTGGCGGTCCTTGAATCTCTGGTAGGCGGCTTGGTACTGCTGCTCGGAGAGTTGGTACGCCTCGGCGTTCCCGGCCAGGAATCCCTTCACGACGCCCGTCGTCGCGGCCAGCATCGAACCCGCGTCGAGTTTCGATGACTTACCACCGAATGCGGCGATGGCGAGCAGCGGGAAAAGTCGGCCCAGCGGATTCTTCTGCGACTGCGGCACCGGCTGACGAAACTCATCACTGAGGTTCGCCGCTTCCCTGCTCTGAATGTCCTTATACCCAGCCGATGCTTCTGGCAAGTCCGTTCTCGCGTAGGCGGTATCGGCCTGAGTTGCCTCATCGAGAGAACTCATTGCAGGATTCACGCCGCCCGTGGTGTCGATGGGGGACGAGCTTTCAGATGAACGGAACATGATCGTTGCCTCTTAGTGTCCGGTCCCGGCATCGCTACCGTGGCCTGGGCCATACGGCTGATCGTTCGCGTGCAGCGCCATGAACTCATCCCACAGCTTTGCCCGCTCAGGATCTATCGGGCGGTTACTGAACATATCCACGCCCTTGTAATTTCCTAACCAGCCCGTGCCTGGACCGGCGCCCTTGTTCAGGTCGGCCTGATCCTGCTTCCTGCCAGCATAATTACCGAGGATGGCAATGGCTGCAGCTGCGATGGCCGCAGGACCGGCCGCCGCCCACGTCGGAGAAGATGCCGCAGCGGCGGACCCAGCCTCGGCACCGCCGGCACCAGCGCCTGCAGCACCGCCCGCCGCAGCCGCAGCATCAGGAATTGCAGCATTGATTGCTTCGATAACCGCCGGCGAAGAACTGTAAGCGCCGGCAGTACCAGCGGCACCTGCGGCGCCGGCACCCGCGGCTCCAGCTGCACCTGCGCCAGCGGCACCGGCCCCAGCTGTGCCAGCGCCGGCCGCTCCAGCGCCCGCTGCTCCGCCTGCACCCGCACCTGCTGCACCCGCACCTCCCGCCGCAGCGCCGCCTCCAAGATCCAAGCCAGCGATGTTGCCGGCCGCCGCTTCTCCAGCCGCTGCGACATTCCCAGCGAGACCGGGTGCTGCGCTGATGTCCCCGATGCCAGACGTAGCCGTGGCGAGCGCGTCGACCCCGGAGCCTGATCCGCCGAACAAGTTAGTGACCCCTTTCCATATATTCCCCACATCGCTGATGAGACTGCCGATGCCACCGCCAGAACCACCCTTTCCGCTGTTCGCGGTCTGCTCCGCGTAGGCTTTCGCGAGCGCGCCCATGAGGTCCGCGAGTTGCCCCTGCAGCTGCGTGTTGCTCTGAATCTCCTGCATGATTCCGGCCTGCACGAACGCGCCGCCGGTCGATGTCAGGCTCAGACTCGCGGACAATTCGGCAAGGAAGGCATTGCTCATCGCGGTCTGGTCAGCGAGATTCTTCTGCTTCTCAATCTGTCCCGCCTGACTGACTTGCGCACTCTGCATGTTCTGTCCGCCTGCATTGGCGAGCATCGAAGCGACCTGCTGTGTCTGGCTGGTAGCGGTTTCCGCATCGGCTGCTCTCGCCGCATCGAGTTGAGCCTGGAATGGTGCGGTGAGGTTGCCGCTGGTGTAGGCGTCCAGCAGATTCTTGCCGGCCGTCACGTCGGGCTGCCCGATCGCACTGATTTGTCCGGCCAAGTCCTTGTTCTGCTTCTGCGTATCGCTCGCCTGACCGGAAATGATCTTGTACAGCGCCGTGAATTCGGCGAGGCTGCCGAGCGGGCTGTTCAGGATCGAACTGATGTCGCTGCCGAGGTTGCCAAAGAGCGATCCCCAGTCGGTGCCGGTACTGCCAGAGGCAACGGGCGCAGGTGTGGGCGCACCGCCGACTCCAGTGCCGCCGATTCCTACGACTGGAGGAGTGGCGGCTGGTGCCGGCGTGGCTCCGGTCGCATTCACGGTTGGCCCCGGCGATGGTGCAGGGATATTGACGCCGCTATCGAGACCAAGCGCATTGGTGTTCAGGAAGTCTGTGGACTTTCCCAGGTTGCCGAAATGATCTGCTGGTACTGACATGGCTACACCGTGTTGATGCCCAAAGCGCGCTCGATGTTCACATGCGCCCGATTATGCGCCCGATGCCAAGTATAGAACTCGTTTTCGTTCCGCCACTCGTGCTCGAAGGACGATACGGCGGTGGCACCTGTCGGCACTCGGTTCAGTGACTGGTGCTTCAGCCAGTGCCGCCCGAACCAGTCCTTGTCCAACGCACCGAACAGCGTGATTGTCGCGACCGCGTTGTGTTGTCGGGCCATTTCCTTATCCAGTGTCATGTGACGAACTGCGTGAGCGCCAGACCAGTCTTTCAAGGCCTTTTCATCCTCGAAGTCCAACGTACCGAACAGTGTGAGGATCGACATATCAGTTCCCCCACCGCACGCCTTTCTTGAAGTCGATGAAGAACCCCGACAGTTGAAAATTCGAGTTGAAGGATTTCAGCGTCATTCCCACATACGGACTCCACAGGCCAGGTGTCGAGCCGTTGATGAGTACGTAGGCTTTCGATGCGATCCAGTTGATCGGGGCGCCGCCGGACCCGGTGAAGATAATGGGAATTGACGCATTGTTCACGAACTGCAGGAAGGCGGCGGCCGTGGCCGCAGTCTTGAACACCTCCGTCGTGTCGATGCCGTCTATCGAGAGCGTTACCGAAGATCCGGGCTGGAAGGCAATGATCTGCACGCCGGCGCGAATGACGGACTTATCCGAAATCGGATCGTCCATGTCCCACAGCGGCGAAATGGCTATGCCATCGGGATTGGTCGCACTGTTCGTGAACAGCGAGTACAGCTTGTTCCCGATGAAAGCCATGAGCGTTGGCACGCTGCCGATGATCGCCGAGGTCAGGAACGTCACCTCGCCGAAATTCGCGAACCACCACAGCCCGTTGAACCACAGTCCTATGACGGTGTTGCTGCCGAAGGTCGGGTCACTCAGGCGCTTCATCAGGAACGCCGCGCAGAGAATGTTATTGACGACGCACTGCCCGCCTGAAATAGATGGATTGAAGGCCAGGTACTGCCATGTGCCGTCGATGTCCTCGGACACACGAACCGCGTTCACGCCGTCGATAAGCCAGCCGCCATACCGATTCGCGAACATCAGAGATCGGTTGTACGGGAATACACTGAACGGCTGATCTGTCCCGATGATGCTCTGAATGGCGACCAGCGTGTACAAAGGGGTGGGAGGGGCCGCGCCCGCAGGCACGTACACGTCCGCGAGCGCGTACACGCAGGTGGCACCGTAAATGTACAGGTACCCGTTCTGAGCCCACAGTCGCGTGACCGAGCCGGAGAGCGTGGGATCGGTGAGGTTGAGGAATCCGGCGCCGTTCGCCGCCTGCCACGCGCTGTTATTGATCGGGTCCGTCGTCGCCGTGCCATCGTTCGCAGCCGAGTACACGAGCAGGCGCCCGCTCGCGACCCACACGCGATTCGCGTACACGCACACATCGGAGCCTCCCGTGGGCTGCGCGGCACCGATCATCTTCGTGAGCGTGGTTCCATCCCAGGTGTAGACGCCAGAGGTGTCGGAGAAGATCGCGTACTTGTTCATCCACTGCGACATGCGCGAGCCTGCGCCTGAAAACAGTTGCCCTCCGTTGATCTGAGCGGTGGCGCTCGTATCCGTGCGGTATGAAAATGTCTTGCCATTCGCCGCGTAACAGAACAGGTACGGATTGGTCGTGACCTGGCCGAACTGCGCGGCGTAGATCGAATCGCCGGCGAAATCGTGGAGCGATGCGCTCTTATCCGGGACCGAGTGAACGTTTGCGGCGCCGATCGGCTGCAAGTTCTCGAGGTGGTAGAAGTAATCGCTGTGCTCTCCCACCATCGCAGAGCGGTCGGACTTCGTGTACACGCCCTTAAAGTCGCGAAACGCCTTCGTGAACAGTTCGCGTTCGCCCTTCGCCGCTACTTGCTGATCGACGGCCACGAGTTATACCGTCACGTTGTAAGGGTTGGTGATGACGCGGGTCATAAATCCGCGGTAGCACATTCTCATCATGGCCGAATACTGCTGCATGAAAATCGCGGCTTCTCCTTGGGCCTGCTCCTTCCACTTCGCCTTGAAGGCCGCGTAATACTGCACCGGCTCCTGAAACGGAACCGGCAACTGCTCGACCGTGGCATCGGTCACGAGCGCGTTCGGAATCACCGCCACGTCCCAGTCCGTGACATACGCCTGGTCCGGGTTCGGGCCGAACCACACCAGCGTCGCGCCCATGCGCGTGAAGGCGACCGGACGCTGGTAATACTGTGCGTAGGGTCGGAACAGCGCGTCGAACTTCGTGAACGGGTAGTAGTTGAGTTTCACGCGCTGGTTTCCCCAGTACAGCGTGATGCCCATGACATCGACGAGGCTCGGGCCTAAGCTGCCGAGGAACGTCTGCGGGACGTACATTTCGGTCTGCGCGGTCAGGGCGAGACTTGGGACCAACTGGCGCAGGCACTTGGCATCCTGCGCGACGCGATTACGCGCCTCGTTGATGTAGTCGGTCAGTTCAGCAAGCGGCCAGTAGTTCCCTGAAGTGTCGTGCAGGAGGCGCTGAACCTGTGTCTGGTAGGTTGTGAGCGCACCCAATTACCACCTCTTAGATCGCTTCAGCAGGAATATCGTCCTCGTCCCCGTCATCATCATCGTCGTCGGGGTCGGTAGGGACCGGGTCCGGGGTCTCCGAACTCGGTCCCTTCGTGCCACCAGCATTCACGAGGGAACGATCGTTGCTGATCCTGGGCACTCTACCGCGCCGCGGCGCGCGAGGCTGAATCTCGAACACCTGGCGGATCGGCTGGAAGTCGATCTGATCGAGCTTCACCTGCGCGGTCTCCATCGTGTCCGAGGTCGTCAGCCATCCGAGGCGATGGAAGGCGGGCGCCTTGTCATCGAGGCCGAACCCGAAACAGTGGCGTGCCGCGTCGATCGGCACATTCAGTGCCTCCCCGCCCTTCGGCCACACGTAGTCGATGCCGCCGAAACGGCACTTGAGCTTGAAAGGCACCACGATACGGAGGTGCGAGAAGCCCGGCTCGTTCTGCTCAGACATCGCTCACCTCTTAGTTGTGGACGCTGAAACGGCTAGTCGCAGTCGTGCCGTTGGCGAACACTGCGGTGGACGCGCCTGTTCCTTCGATCTGGCCGGAACCCGAAGCGGCAATGAGCGCTCGGAACACCGGAGCAACCGCTGGCGTATTGCCGGTCGTCGGATCGAGCGGGATGAACGTACCGTCCGAGTTGTACGAGACCGCGCAGTTCGCTCCCAGCAGGCAGTTGAACGCGCACTGTCCCACCTGAGCAGGACCGTAGGTGGTCGTCACCGCAGCGACGGTCTGCGTCGGGCCGTAAACGCCAGGGGCCGCTGCGGAGCCGGCGAACGGGGGCAGGAACACGGGGATGCCAGTGAGCGAGGTCACGGTCGCGGCCGTGATCGTCGAGTAAATCTGGATCGTGGTCGTCGACGGGATCGCGAGAATCCTGAAGATGTTGCCGACCAGAATACCCGTGCCCGTGAGACCCGAGGTGGAACCGCCGAAGCTGATGAAATAGTTCGCCGGCACGCCCGCCGCAGGCGTGAGCGTGAGGCCGTGCGCCGCGTTGAACGTGATCGTCGCGATACCGGCGGCCGTAACCGCGTAGGTCGCGCCGGCGCCGGCCGGAATCACGAACTGCGCGATGGACAGTTCGCTCTGAAGGTCGAGGCCGTACAGGGCAATTTTCGGTTCCATTGAAGTGACTTCCTTTTAGAGCGCGACGCTCGTGAAACCAGTAACCACCGCTTGCGTGGTGGGCTTCGTGCAGACCAGTTCCAGCAGCGACAGCACCACGCCGATGTACCCGAGCACGCTCGAACTCAGCAGGCTCTCGAAGCCGCTGAAACTGAAGTTCGCCATCTCATGCACGTACAGATTCAGGTAGTTCATGTTCAGCAGGTACAGGGTGCCCTCCGGGCATCCGAGGTCCACGTAAATCGGTACGCCGCCGACATCGAGCGCGCGGAAGGCCGAACGCGGCTGGTTGCCGTCGGCGTCGAACCCCTGGCCGGGGCTCATCCGGTACGACTCGATCGCGATGAAGTCGTCGGCGAGCTTCGCCCAGGTGCCAGGC